AGGAAAGAAAATTCTTGAGTTGGAAACTCTTGTCCGATGATATCAAAAATGATTGTGGCATTAAATGTATTCCTGTCCGGAAAAGGTTCAACCTGAACCTCTACATTATTAATTCTTGGTTCAAAGTTTTCAAGTGCAATCTCTATTTGATTTTGAATTACTGACGCAGTACCAAAATCAACAAATTCGAAGAGACTATTTCTGACATCAGATCCTAATAAGGAATTAAAAAATCTTTCAGTGGGGATAGTTTCTACTATATTTCTTACAGACCTACGAATCGCATTCTCATTTTTTAATATTTGTAGATCTTTGGTGATAGGATGTGCATCAAAAGACAAACTAATATCTTTAAATGCTCTTGATATCCTTTGAATGGCCATTGACAAGGAGTTTTTCTTTATTTATAACTTAATAATTAGGAATTTGATCTTGGTTTTTATGTTCTTTAGCAGTTTTCCAGAAATAATTGTCATCATTACCAAGTCCATCGCGGTCATGACCATTTTCTACCTGATAATAAACAGTCGAAACTTTGAAATCTGGAATCTTTGGTGTCTCTGGTGTCAGACTATTATCAAAAATACGAGTTCTATTATTTGGATAGAGACAGAACTGTCCATTATCAAGTTCAATTAAGTTATGAGACTTGTGTTCTGATGGATTTTCACTGGTTGAATAATCAACTGCATCAGCATCTTGATGATAATTATCGATCGTGCAAACATAAGTGCCTGTTTGAGTTCCATAATCACGAGTATAAACTTCAAAATGCATTGAACCAATGAATTGCTTTTGAATTGTCGTAATACCATAATCCATACAATTCCAAAATTGTAAATTATGAAGTGTCATATCAGGAGTTGGTTTCTCCGGAGACGAGACAAACGCGCTTATAGGCAACTTATCATACATTGCGGCATACTCTGGTAAGTATGTTTCAAAATAAAAAGCACGCCCAGGTATCGATTTAACCGACACCCAGACGCCCTTTACAAATTCACCATGACCACTTTGATGATCGGTGAGATATTCTTTTCTTACCCATACTTCATAAGCAGGTAAATTTGAGATCAAACAAGACATGAAGAAAGTTTAATAGTTAATACTATCTATTATTTTCCCTGACCTCTGTATTTCTTACGAGCCGCGTTACGCGATGTTGCAGAATACGTCGTGTTCTTACCATTACCTTGACGAGTTTTTTTCGGTTTTGATTCGATGTTTCTTTCACCATTTAAACCAACCTTTGATCGCACTGCCATAAGACTCCTTACTCCTCAATAATAATTTCGGTTTTAATGTTACTTGGTTGACCTGTCTCATAAAATTCTATGGACAGGTCTTCTATTTTATCAAAAAATTCTGTAGTATCTAATCGATCATAAAGAATTTTATCATCTACAAGAATTCTATGAAATTCCTGACGTGCCATCTTAGATTACTCGCATCTTTTCGTGTCCAACGCGAACACGAGGATCACACCAAATCTCGAAACCTGCCTCCTTTGCATCAAGGCAGAATGAGACATCCTCTCCACACATATCCTGTACTTCGCCACTCTCGAAGACTTGCATCTTTGGTGCAAACCATGGATACTTCATCTCATTATTCTCCCAGACTCCGTGCTTGATGAGTAACCATCCAAATCCGGCATAATCTACGGTGAATGGAGATCTGCGCTTTGAAATACTCTCAACCGTTTCATGATTCATCACACCGCCATTGTTGCGGAAATCATCCTCTTCCATCCAATGTGCCACTGAAGTCGTTCTGCCATCTTCTGTGGCATACCATCCGGATGCAATGTCTTGATCCATTAGAACCAATTGCCAAAACTTCTCAGTGTTGAAAATAATATCACTATCAATCCATAACTGATAATCATACTTTAATTTTCCGTCCCAGGGCAATTGATCCGGACCACGCAATACATTTGCTCCAAGACACTTGCACCTTGCAAAGTTGACCATGGACGAGTAGTCTTGCGAAATCTGGATGCTTGCTCCCGATTGTACTAAGTCAAAACAAAGTTGTACGAAATTCTTTAGATATGCATAAGAACATCCTCTTCCAGGAAGACAAAAGACAATTGCCTTTCCTCTTACCATTTCCTTTGCTTTATCGTAATCCCACTCTGCTGTTTTTTTGACCGGCGTTTTTGCCTTTACCGTGAATCCCTTTGCCATAAGAATAACAATTTACTTTCGAATCATACAACATTATATAGTGATTGTCAAGGACTCTTTTCTTCTGCTAAAACAATCTCATTTCCATCCACTAACCACCTTAAAGTAGTTCCCTCATACCATTGCATCTCATTCAAAATTACTTCGGGCACCGTTACATAATAATCCCCGGTTACAGGATCGACCTCTACTTCACTAAAAATTTTCTCGGAATTTTTTTGCATATACACAAACCTTACACTTGATTTTATATAGCGAAAAAAAATTTTATACGCCTTGGAATTTTATCGCCCTCTTGGAAACCTTTGTAGGTTAGGGGAGTCATGGGTTTTTATAAACGCCCCCCCTTAAACGGGGGGACTGCTGTATTCACGAACGACTGATTATGCGACTGTTGTGAACTTAGTGTTGTTGAAGTTGGCAACAGAAAACTGCTGACGATTAACCAATTTATATGTACCTAACTCAGTGGAGTAGACATAACCCTCACCATCGATTCTGTCATAACCGATGTATGCCTCAGGACCTACATTTCGGCACTGGTTCATCAACTCTTCTTTCAAAACTATCATCAACCCGTAGAGGTGCATGAGTGACTCATTACCCATGAAGTCCTCATTCGTCATAGGATATCCTTCGCGAATTGACTTATTCACATTTTGCTTAATCTGTGCCGCTTCTCTATCACTTACGAACACGGTCTTATCATACACTTGACGAATCAAGTCTATGACGGGAGGCATCTCAAACTGATCCAATCCGTCATCATAATACCCGCTCCAAATGTATGCCTTAGGGAATACGAACTTACAATAGACTGTATCGGTAATCATAAACCTTAGCGGTTCTGCCACGGCATCACGTAGATCAGATTCTGCCGTGTAGAGAGTATGCGGCGCAACGATGATTTCCTCTTCTACGATGTCATCGAACTTATAGGTGATTGTGTTCGGTGTGTATTCATCAGTGCCACCGAATCCGATGAAGTCCCCTTGAATAATACCCCCGACCCGTGGTAGATAGTCGAAGCACTTATGCAGAATTGTTGCAACCTGTCCCGTGTGGTTTGCATCAATGTCCTGATGCGATTCGTTGATTTTGATCTTTACTTTGTTGAATACGGATTTGGTCCCCACAAAGAACTGACCCGATGCAGGATTAGTCCCCCAAACGATTGCCGGAGCACCATCAATCTTCACTGATAAATCACCCTTCAGTTTGAGAGATACTAAAAACGAAGTATCTCCGGTGAGGATTGTATCTTCGGGATGTTCGATGTGAAGGTTTTTTGTCATGTTGTGAATTAGGATTTTGAAGGATTGGAGGGAGATTTGGGTTAGATAGGGAATGAAATATTTGCTGCCTCAGGGTTGCAATAGTAGCGATTCTTCGATTCTACGTGACCCTTGTAAGAAGAGAGCGCCCCGGCATGGATGTAAGCAGGGAGCGCCGTGCCATCGCTGGAAACCCACAGGGTGCGACGGGTTGAAAGGGAGGTAGCAATGCGGAACATGATCAGAGAAGAATCAGGATAAGAACGATTGAATAGAAGCGGGCATAGCAGCGTGCCCACTCCTTCTTAGTTTTGATCATGCGAGGCGCATACCGTTACGGAACTCAGTGGTGTGGAATTCGGTGCCAGTCCAGAGACGGACAAACCACTCAAAATTTTTCTGAAACACGCTTTCACCAGAATAACCGAACGCATCGCACAGGGCGTTGAGACGTGATTTGGTGGTATTGGACTGGAAACCGCCATCGTAGAGTTTCATTGAATCTTCATCAACCTCAGCGATCAGGTTGCCGTGTAGGTAGATTTTGGAGATGCCGTCCTCTGTCAAAACGCTGGTGTTCCCTGATGACCAGTTCTGGTTTGCCTGGACTGCGGCGTTCATTTGGGTTTCGATCTTACGCATGAGAAGAGAGAAGGTTTAGAGCGTGTGGCGGGTGCTGTCCCCTCCACTCCTTTAATATACAGGATTTGAGGGGCAGTGCCAAAATCGTGTGGCACTAGTGCGATTGTCACATGGCATCGATTTGGCGTTGAATCGTTTCGTTTCTTTCGTTGATGACTTCCATCATGTCAGAATCCAACAGATCGATGAGGAGGTTGGCACCCAACAAAATAACAATGGCAGAGAGACAAATACGCATGAGTTTGTGTTACTTAAGGTTTGCTTTGTTGATGACTGTAACCCATTCAGTCGGAGGTGATAGTTTGTTGGATACTTTTACCCAACGACCTTTGAACTTAACGACGGTGAATTTCATAGATTTGAATTAGTTACCAAAGAACTCATCATGACAATCAGCAACGAAATCTATCAGTTCGTCGGTACAATCAAGACCGAAACGATCACATACGAAATCGACACACATGTCAAGCGGTGGCATCATCTCCAGCATGTACTGAGAGAGGTCTGAGGCGATCATCTCTTTGAGTTGGCGCATGTCGCTCTGCATGGCATAGGTGCAAGGGTCGGTGTAGGTCTGCATTTGGTTGATTTCTTTGACCCTTCTACAATACACGATTTTGGACCCTGTGCCGAAACCTTGTGACACTTTGACCAACTGTCCACGGGCGGCTGACCTGAGTGTTACTTAGTCTCTCAATTATCAGGGAATTGTGCAAGTTTGGCATCGGCAAGTGCTGCTATCATAGTCCAGACCTTTTCTCCACTAATAACATTTTCGGCACAAATATATTCTACTGAATCCTCAACGATTTCAAGGACTTCAATTGCTTGCATTTCAAGTTCGGTCATGGTAGTGTCAGATAGGGTGAATGAGTAAGTGTTACTTAGTAGTCTGTATTTCCTTCAATATATTCTTCTACGTTGAACTTCTTATCATCTTCATATTCTTCTTTGTATTCAATCACATCATAAATCTCCCCTGGCATGTCATTAATCTCAGAGAAGATGTCAGTGTCGAAAGTGTCGTAATCCATTTTGAAGAGAATTGTTTGACTTGAAACTACAATACACGATTTCGGTGCCCTGTGCCCATATAGTAGACAGTTTCACGATTGGCACACTTTGAACCAGTGTCTTGTGCCAATCAAATTAGTGTCACACTAGTAGTTGCTAATTAACTCTTCCATGCTAACTTGAACATTCTCATCACCTTCTAGACCTAGAACTTCATTCCAGTCATAGGATTGCAGGTCTAGATCTTCATAACACTCAATGTCTAGTGTAACACTCACAATGCGTTTCTGTGCGTACATGTGTATCTCGTGTGATGTTTACGTATTATATCATGCGTAATGTTTGTATGCAAGTTCCTGATAGTCCATGCTATCGCGTGCATACTCATCATCTAGATCATATGTGTATTGTGTATCATGATGTATGTGCATCTCGTCGAGCATATACATCTCGTCGCGAGTATCATGACATGATGTCTCGTAGCCCCACATGTAGAATGTCTCGTAGTCGTTCATGGTTCTCTTCGAGATATCTAGTGTATGATTATATCATGTAATCTCGTTCTATGTCAAGTGTAAGATCTCGACGAGATTTATAATCAATATATTTATACTATAAGATGTCTTTATGTAACATTTTATGTCTCGTCGAGAAAAATTCGCGTCCCGTGGGTTGACAAACCGCGCTCTCCATGATACGCTCGCTAAACTTGCATAAGATCTGATGTTTAGAAGATATTATACTCATAGTTTTCCACAGATAAACAACTAATATCAGGGTTTATCCACACAAATAATACACTTTTCCACAACCTTGTTAAAAAAGAGTTTTATATTTATAATCATATTTAAAACCTATTTTTTAATGTATTCTGTATCAATGGATACACTTTTACTCTGATTCCAATCCCGAAGGGGTGAGGGACGCGAAGTGTCCCAATGTCTCACCACTCCTGCCACAATAAAGACATTCGTCAACAGATAAGTCAGTAATATACCCGTTCTTAGAATACAAATAATATTATCATATCTCTCAGTCTTTTCATCATTGAAACTACCCAGAGTATACTTCCATACCTTAACTATCTCATTCACCAAGCATTCATTATCATTCACCATTTGTAGATAGGACACTCACTTACTTTGAACTTAACCTTATGTTCTAACCAACAACCACAGTGTTTACATCTATTATGTCTCATACTATAATACTCACACGTCTTACATATATCTAATCGTTCTTTTTTTAATTCATCATTTGCGAATACTTCTCCCTCCGTGACTCCTATATTGAGCACACTATCCTTGACCACTTCGAATGTAAACTTGGCAAGATTCTTTCCTTGTTCCTTAATTGTAGGAAACTCTTCCTTATTATTATCCATTGTAATTTGCCAGATAAAACCAACCTGTTGCAATATACTTTGTACCTTCTAATACTAACCCTCCTCTATGGCAATGTGTCATACCTGCGGGCCATATTAGTAACTTTCCCTTCTCAGGTTGTATCCTTTTCTTATAATATAGGAACTCTGTTTCTCCACCCTGATAATCATCATTCAAATAGATCATCCATACAAGGCATCGATTGGCATGTTCTAATCCTGAGTTTTCATCGTGCCAGACATGATAACCACCACCGGCAGGAGTTTTCTGTATCTTCTGTGAGAGTGAATACATTGGTACAGTCTTTAGATGACCAAAGACATTTACATATTCATTAAAACATGATTGTAATGTCTCATTCAGTAATTGTGAATGATTATCCTTCATTGCAGGATTCATCTCTGCCAAATCTAATGCCCAATCAAATCGTCCGGCATTACTGTTCTCAAATTGATTATCTTCACAAAAGACTGCATCAATATCCTGATAATAATCAAAAGACTTAATAACACCATCACAAAACTTGGAATCATATACATTAGAATACGTTCCTATAAAATCATTGTATTCACCTTTGAGTTCAATTGTTTCCATTCAAATACTCCTTCAGTTCTGGGTTCTTTTCAATAATCTTTGATTTTAAATAATCATAGTGTTCATCATACCACTGTTCACTATTTGATATCCACTTATCTAATGGACAATCACCAAATGGATCCCTTATCTTATGTGGTAGATAACATCCACAATACTTACATCCTTCTTCGGGTTCATCAAAGTGTTCACATCCATCACAAATTGACCATCTCTCCTTTTGACAGTTCTTTGATGCACTCCATACCTTTCCATCTGATTCCTGTAAAAAGAATTCATCCAGAAAATGAAATACAATTGTTGATAGTTTCGCATCATCCATTATATTATTATACCATACAATTGTTTCTTTATGTATTAAGAATTCCGCCCTTGATAGTATTAGCCGATGACCCTTGATTAACACTTGTTCTCTTCTTTACAATTGCATATCCGGCACTACCTCCGGGTGATGGTGCAACTCCCCATGTTCCTCCCGTAATACCACTATTTCCAGAATTTCCTACACTGGTTGCACCTGAGTTCGCACATGAGTTAGTATTACCAGGATTACCCGCATTACCTGCACCAGGTCCACCTTGATTACTAAACCCTTGTCCGACTCCTCCATTACCTCCATTGCCCCCATTACCACCGGCAATGTTATTAGTTTGAGATGCATTACAAACAAATGACCAATTCGGACTACAGGCATAACCATTTCTTGCAACCGAATTCCATCCCTGTCCTCTTCTAAATGAACCACCACGACAACGTGTTCTTACACTATTTGGATTGGCAGAAGCAATACCATTCACACTAAAATTAGTATTTGCCTGACAGGCATTGATTCCTACTCCATCTCCAGGATAATTTCTTCCGCCACTACCGTAATTACCACTTACCTGAGTATTCGTGCTACATGAAATAGAAGAACCACTATTTCCACTGTTTCCACCAGCTCCGCCGCCACCACCTGCCCATATTCTACCATTACTTCCTAATGTGATTGATACATTATCATAACTGGCAGTATTTTTAATATACAAGGCACTACCACCATTTCCTCCTCCGGCAGCACCACCCTCACCATAGATTGCACCACCATTCGGTACATCAATTGTTAGGTTATTATAATTTCCATCATCAAACTTCAGTGCATACTTACTCACCTCATTCGCATATATTGTTCCTGTGACACTCATCTTCTTAGTCACATTCTTTGATAAATTAGAATTCCATTGTGATGAATTACTATCGGCAAATTCTAATTCTTCATCATTTCCACTTTGTGTGATATTATATTCTAAGATTGAATCTCTTAATTGTGATGTACTCCAATTAGATGATGTTGCAACATCTGCATTCTCTGTTGCATTTGGTACTCTAGGAGTGATATTAGCATCATCAGACCAGTCAACATCATCACCGGCATTTCTTAGGTAATCAGATGCACTTACATTTGTTCCTGCCAAATCACCAAAAGTATCCCGAATGGCACTGAACTTAATCTCTCCGGAAGTAAAGTATTTGGTTTGTGTTTTATTAATTGCCATTACAGAAACATTTTTTACCCATATTTATTTATTCACATATATTTAATTGCGACAGTAAATCGATGGTCATTTCTAAATGTTGTGGCACGATGCCATAGATTCGCACTAAACACAACCATACGATTCGGTATTGGTAAGATACCATACAGTTCATCATTCATTAAAAATTGTGTCTCTCCTCCATCATCTTTGTCCCATCCCATATTCGGATAATACAGGAATGTTACTCCATTATCACCATCGGTATGAAAATATGGACGCTCACATGGTACAAAACAATTCACATACATTCGGTAGAGTTTCTTACCCTGCACTTGCTCTGATGAATCTTTTAACTTCTTTTTGATCAGTTTATATACAAACTCCGTCTCTGGTATATTATGAATCATACCCGTCACAGGTAGATTTGCATCATCTCTCTCACCATATGAATACTCTGCACTCATACAATACTCATGAATAACCTGATGCTCCTCCTCAGAAAAGAACTGATCAATATAATTAAGGTCCATACAATTTGTCCTCTCCGTATTCTGTCAGGATAATATTAAATGCCACACTGATTCTTGGATTGTCCGGTGTTGGTTCTGATTTTGGTACATAGTGCTCTAAGTATGGAGGGAACATAATAATACTACCCTCTCTTAATTGTGGTTCATACTTCTCCTCATAGTTATTCGAGTCCAGTTCAATTGAATTGGTCTGCCTCAGTTCTCTAATTGGATCATTGAATACTACTGGTTGATGTACCTCAGGGTCAAACTTCAAGTAATGAATACATGAGAAATGTGGACGTAGTGAAAACATATCAGGTTGCACATGTGTATGCACTTCCTGATACTCACCATCACTATAATAATTAAACCACATATCAAGCACATTCACCTTTGTGGGTTTATCAAAGAACTTAAGAATATATTTTTCATACAATCTCTGCGTCACCTGACTCTCGGTAAAGAGTTTGAAGTTAAAATTATCTGCATCATATGATGTCAGTAGATTATCAGTCAACCATCCTTCGGGTACTTTTGAATCTCCCTTATCACGATAGTTTTCAATCGCATGAGACAATTCCCTCTTAATTAACTCATTCTCCTTGATATGAGACTGAAAGATGTGTATTGGAAATAATACCTTTTTATATGGGTTCACAAATTTAATCTACCTCAACATTATCAAACCGATTGTATGTATCCATCTCATCTAAGGTTTTGCCATACTTATTCTTCCTTGTGTAGACATATTTCAAGTCATTCCAATACTGTGGATGACAAACTAAAAGTGTATGAATATATTTGTGCCTCTCAATCTTTGTATATTCACAATTTGGTTTTGGTTTGACACCAGTCTCAATCGTAATATACAGTTCATCTACAAAATATACCCAACCTTTGTGAACTATATCATTTTTATCCCAAATAACATAGTCATCAACTTTTGGAGTATAGTGCATATTCAAGAGGGTTGAGGTTGAGTTGCATTGCGGTGTATGGAGTCGTAGAACTAATATCTACCTTATCTCCGTGCTTGGTGGAGTTAATAGGCGCATGATAGCATCTCTTCTTTGTACCATAGAATCCCCAGATTGATCGGGGAGGTGTATCAGTATAAGAGAACATGCCATGGTTGATAATCCAAATAGCAAGCATATTTTTTCTATGCTCTGTAACTTCATATGAGAAACCTTTTGGAGATTGATGTATGAAATCACGCGGGAGTTCAATCGTTGTCAATAACTGCTCTGAGTCTGTCTGGTGCGATTCCAATTCCGAGATAGTCTTGCAGTTTGGCATTACATTGTTCCTTGGTCAATTTGCGATTAGAATGATCGTCTTCAACAATATCCTCCCACCCGACTGTACTCAACTCTTGAATTTTGTAAAGTCTTTCTTCCATGTGGTTCACCTTAAGTGTGTTACTATTTTACTTTAATTTATACCACATGTCAATGGAGGAACTTCAATCATAATCCACTCAGAAGAGAATAGGTTAATCGTGTTCCCCAATTCATAAACCACATGAAAGATGCTATGAAGATTAGTTTGTGTGTGGCAGTCATGCTGGTGTTACATTCCATTCATCTGTCGGAACCATTGTGTTGATGACGTGCTCAACATTTTCGATCCCATAGACCACAACCTGCTGAGTTGAAGTGTAACCATTTTTCTTCTCACGTTTCCATGAGACAACCCATCGATCACATGATACTTTCATCCATTATTCTCCATAAATTCATCAAGAGTGTAACCTTCGTCAGTGCTAGTTTCTTCAATCAATTCTTCGATTGTAAGTTTTTCCATCTCCTTACGATATTCTTCCGATGTTAGATCTTCTGGGTCATAGTCATCATGGCAGAGATAGTCCCACTCATAAACCAAGGCATCAATTAATTGTTCTCTGGTATAATTCATAATCAAGCACCCTGATAGTATGCGTTACGATAGAGATAACCACCTGCCCAATCACAGTTCTCCAACACAAACTCACGTTCTTCGATGATTAGCAGATTGAAACGCACACCTTTTGCAGGTGCTTTGACTGATGCAGGTTTGTAAACTTCACCAGTCTTCTTATCAATGAAGGCATGAACTGATTCAGTCTGACCATCTACACATTGCATCACTTTGTGATACTTACGACCAGAAACTAATGCGTAAGAATAGTTACGACCATTTGGATGTGAACGTTGATAGTTTTGTTGTAGTGCATCACAAAGCATGAGAGCATACTTGGTGACATTCAACTGAATGGTGTTCTGAGCGTCTTTCTGAGCAACGTAGTCGGTGAAGGTGGCAGTCATGGGTGGTTTCCCTTGTATGAATGTATTATAGGGCATCCTGAAGGAGTTTCAACATGCCGTGTGACACTAGTTAAACTGGCACTCTGGACTTGAAATAAAGACCAGCAATCTGCATCATATCAATCAATACCGATTGAATTTTTTCAAGTTCTTCTGGATCAATTTCAGAATCCCAAAAATCTACAATTTCAAACTCCTCAAAATTTACACTACCATTTTTATACATTGGAGAGTAAAATAGTTCCCCCTCAGTACAAACAGCATAGACTCTGCCATGATTTTTAACCGTTACAAATACACCAGAAAATTGTGGGTTCATGATTCGGGAAGAGTTAGTTGTTCAAATCGAAGATGATCATCACAAGAGTCATCGTCTTGCAAATCAATCATCTCAGTATCAGTGAGGGAAGTGAGTTTACCGAAGAGAAAATCGATAAACTCATGGTCTTCTTTGGTGAACATAATCAGCAACCCATTGGAGTGTACTCGGAACGATCCATTTTGTCGGTGTTGTAGTTAGTAACTGTTGCACCGTTGGCAATACGCTCTGCCCACTCATTCTTGGCAGTGAGCATAGTCACAGTGCTATAAGATTTTTGACCATTAGCACGGAAAGTGACACGTTTTTGGAAACGCTTAACAACAACCTTCGTTCCTGTGATAGGATCTGCCTCGGCAATGAATGCCTCAGGGAAGAAATCAACGATACAGACGGAGTTGGTGAGTTGCATGGGGTGGGTTGCTTATGTAGTTATTATAGGGCATACAGAGCACTTTCCAATGGGTTCTGTGACACTTCTTCAACTGGCACAAGAGTTTCTATTGATTTTTCAAATAATATCTTACCATCAGTGTTAAGATCAAATAAAATGTAATTTCTATTTGTCAGAATGGCACTTCTCCCCACCGTGCCCGATCCGGCACAAGCATCAAGGACAATAGAACCTTCATTGCTAAACATTTTCAAAATTCTATTCAATAGTGCCACAGGTTTCTGCGTTGCATAATCCAACTTCTCAACACCTTGAATTTGTTTGATATCATTCCACACGTCTTTTACTGGAATACCATCCATTTCATCAAGATATTTTTTTACTCTAGGAATACCCGTATTGGGAGAATACTCCAGTCGATTATCATCGTGAAGCATTTGCATTCTCTCCTTTGATACATGCCACTGGAGATCATTACCATTCCATTCATATCTCAAATTGGGGCGAGACACAACATTTGGTTGACGATTAACGAGTGCAGATGTATTATATTTCTTCTTACGAACCTTACAGATTTTTGCTTTCTTTACAGTTTCTGTGTCATATTGTTTATGTTCTGCATTGTATATTGATTCCTTACCTTTCTGATATACAATAATTGTGTCGTGGTTTCTTTGTAATTGATACTTTGATTTGTGATTACCACCAGACACCCATACAATTTCGTTCTTAAATTTTTTTTCTCCAAAGATGTCATCAAGAACAATGCGAACATGATGAGAGATCTTTGCCTCCACATGAATAACAATGTTGCCGACATCAGTCAAAATTCGATGACACTCTTCAAACATTGGACGCAACAACAATTCACGATAATCTGCACTGGAATTGAATCTATCATCAAAATGATAAAAATCTCTTCCAGTGCAATAGGGTGGATCAATATAAATTAGATCCACAGTATTTGACTCAACTTCCTTCAGAAGTTCTCTGTTGTCACCTATTTTATACTCGTTGATTTTCAAGATTGGTGATGACCTCTTTTGCTCTTCCTTCGTATTTACGACGAAGAACTGCGGGGACTTGACCAACACAGAAACCAGGCATTTTCTTATCCTCCAGTTCATAACTAGGGATTGCAAGATACTCCCACTCAGAAATATCTTCATGACCTTTTGGAATGATAAACAAGATTACATCGAAAGAATCGATTGCATATCTTACTTGACCATTCTTTGCACCGTTGGTTGCATTTTTACCAGTTGTGCGACGAGTCTGCTCCATGTGGAGAGTATTACCTCCACGATATTTTACCTGGATACGAATTCCGCCGGGAGTAATACGATCATACTTCTCTTGTTGTCCTTCAGAATCGTCAGGTGATGGAGTGGTTGCAATATCACAAACATTACGCAACCATTGTGGTGCGATAATGCGTTCTGTGGGAAATGCAAGAAACTTACCAATTTCCCGTGTGTCTCCCTCTTTAATCAGTTCTTCAAAACCGAGAGCAACGATTTCGGAAAGTTGTGAAACTCCCATCAGTGGTCTCCTTGTGTAATGTACTTAATCAGTATAGTATTAAAAAAGCACCCTGTCAAGGGTGCTGTGCCAGTTAATGAACTGAAAAGTTTAAGATTTAAATCTGTTGAACAGGATAGACTCTAACCCATATGCCTCCTCCTCTCTCTGAGTGTCATCAAACTGACCATTTTCATTCTGAACAACATGAACAAGTTCATGCAATAGTGTGGTAATGTAATCATTCTCATTCAAATCATTGTGAATCTGAATGAATTGCTCATCACCATTGATTTCAGTAAAACCAAATGCATTGTCATCAGTGAGATCTGTATGAAATACTTCAACATCACTCTTTACACCATAGAGTGATGTAAAGAACTCAAATATACTTTGAGCAAGATGTGAGTGTGATGATTGTCCAGAAGTGAAAAGCATTGATGTCATACT